ATACCCTGTATCGGAAAATTAGGTAAAGCAAGTTTATCATATTCTGTTGCATATGGTAAATCAAAAACACCTTGATCAAGATAACTTGTTCTTGCTAAAGATGATGTGGTCCAAACATTTTCTGCAAAATTATATGTAACACACCTATTAATTTGATCTGAATTAAAAGAGGGATAGAACCAATTAATTTCACCATACAAACTATTGTGTTCACAATAAATCAATTGATTAGAACTATAGTTAATACCTAAATTATCTCCGTTTGTTGTAAACACAAAGTCTTCAACTAAACAAGGTATGCCTTTAACTGTACCATCAAACATAAAAAATCCACCTTCACCGGACATCCAAAATACAACACCATTAGAATATGCTAAAGCATTTTGACCAATCAATCCACAGTTAGTACCAACTTGTCTAACACTAAATGTGAAAGGTGGTCCAACAAACTGAATTACATACGCTGACGTATCTGTTAATACTAATGTATAATCTTTACCAGATACAGCTCCTACAATTTCATTACCTTTATCTAATCTAAATGTTCCTGCAGTGTTAGTTGCAGTAGGTTGATATGTATTTAAATCTTCTTGATTAGAGAATCTTATAAACATTGGATCTTGAGTTGTTGAATCACCAATTGTTGTTTCTGTTCCAAAATGAAATACATGTCTATCTCTATCAGATATTTGTGTCAATATTGAAGCGGTTGGATTATTTGAAGTTGAAAAACCTGATGTAGAAGTAGATGCTCTTATAGTTCTTGGATTACCTGCGCCTGCATTCCATGTAAATGTTTTGCCATTTCTAATAGTTGCAATCAACACTTGACCAAAGTTATCAAGACTCCAGAGTCCTGGATCCAGAGTAACGTTACTGGTTGCACTTGCAGTGCCCCACGTGCTTGAACCCCATGTATCTGTACCCCAACCTAGACCCACAGTTTCAAAAGTTGGACCTACTACTTCATATGGATCTATTGTTAAACTTCCTCCTGCTGTAACTCCTGCTCCTGTTTCAGCTGAGGGCATAACAATTTCAAAACTATTTGTTCCAAAATTAGATGCTTGTATTTCAAAAGTATTGTCTTGAAAATCTTCTGCTGTAAAACTTGTTCCAGAACCCGGGACACTTACAGATGAAAATTTTACATATCTTCCAACTGATAAAGTGTGACCAGCTTTATTAATAGTAACTGTCGTAGATCCATTTGTAGATGTATATGTTGCTCCAGTAATAGCATCATCTAATGGAGAGATATCAAAAAACTCATTCTCATAGTATAAAAACAAACCTTGAGATGTACCGATTGCTACATATTTTTCACCAGCAATAGATGTAAAAGCATGTTGAGCACGTGCTACTCCAGGTAAAGTATTATTATCATTTGTAAGTTGTGACCAACCACCTATCTTTTCAGGTAATCCATATCTAAATCTAACAAAATCACCATCGACCCATTGAGACTCGGCTCCTGAATCCGTGACCTGTTTGTTAAAACCTGGTTTAAAATTAAGTTTTTGTAGCATATTATCATTCTACTTTATCGAGTATTAAATTCCAAGATAAATTATCTAATAATTCGTCTACATTAAAATCTCTTTTTTCTCCAGATTTAATGTATTCATGAAGCTCCTCTGTATCAAATACAATCCAATGATCTTTAACTTCAAATACAATTTTATCTGCCTTAGTATTAAAATAACCTATCTTTTCTGATTTATCGTTATTGACAGGTTTTATAGGTCTAATGTCAAACTTAAAAATTTGATTGCCATTTTTAAGCCTACCTTCAACATCCCATATTTCTTGTTTTCTTTGTTTTATAGTAGCAAAAATAGGGTCTTCGATATTTTTAACAAAAGATTTCATTGATTTGACATATTTTTCAATTGTAATATATCTGTATTATGGAAAGAAATCTAGCGTATTCTTATACTTTAAAAGAAATACCCTATACAACTTTAACTAAAATACACGATTTTACTTACACAGATGAAGTAGGATTAAAATATTTTGAAGATAAAATTAAAAATAATTTAGGCCCGAATAATTATAAAACAAATGTAAAAGGTAAAATGACTTCCTGGGGATTGTTTTTAAAAGACCCTGAATTTGAACTTTTTATAACTAATGTATTTTATCCAACTATTTTTAAACACAAAGGTATTCTAACTGGAGAAAATGAAAAAGAAATACTTATAAAAGATGCTTGGGGAAATTTATTAAATAAGGGAGAAAAGGTAGAAAGACATCACCATAGAGATTCATATTACAGTACAGTAATATACTTTGATGACGTAGCACCATTACAAACAGATATTGGATCTATTGAAACTTTTAGAGGTAAGGTAATAACTTTAGATGGTTTTTTACATCATTGGGTAGATCCTGTTCCCAAAGAAAGAATAAATTTAGTTTTTAATTGGAGTAGTAAAGCTAGTGAAAATAATCGATAATTTTTTAAATAAAGATTTATATTTACAAATTAAACAAACATTATTTAGTGACCATATTGCTTGGTTTTCTAAAACAGGAACGGTAGAAGGTAAAACAAAAGACATAAATTGGTTTGCACATTGTCTTTATAATAATTTTAAGCCTGATAGTGATGTATTTAATTTTATGCCAGAGTTTATAGAAAAATTAAATGTTGCCTCTATAATAGAAATAAGAGCAAACTTATCTTTAAAAACAGAAAAAGATCTCAAAACAACATGGCACACAGACTATAATTATAAAAATAGTAAGACTTCTATATTTTATTTTAATACAGATAGTACAGGAACCTGTTTTAAGATTAATAATAAAGAAAAAATAATAAAAGCAAAAGAAAATAGAATGGTTGTATTTGATAGTAATACTCAACACTGTGCTTTACTTAACAATAAAATAGATAAAAGAATTGTTATAAATTTTAATTATTATGAAAAAAATTAAAGACATTGTAATTGTAGGTGGGGGTTCATCAGGTTGGCTAGCTGCAGCTTATTTAAATTGGAACTTTAAGGATTTAAATATAACTATTATTGATAAAGAGATAGGGACTCCTGTTGGAGTTGGCGAAGCAACCGTTTTAAACTTTGCCTCTTTTTTATCCAGTTGTGGTTTTCTAAAAGAAGAATGGTTTCCTGAAATGGATGCAACAGAAAAGTTAGGAATAGAATTTGTAAACTGGATAGATAAAAACAAACATGTTTATCATCCTTTCTTTAACGATCAAAATACTTGCACAGATTATAAAGAAGCTATGTTAACTAGATTCAATGATTTATCTAATGTGGCTTATCATGTTAATTGTGGAAAGTTAGTTTTGTTTATACAGAAAAAACTAAAAGGTAAAGTTAAATTCAAAAAAATAGATGTAAGTAAAGTTGTTCACAATGATAGTGGAGTTGAACATTTAATACTAAAAAATAAAGAAAAAATAAAAGCAGATTTATATATCGACTGCACTGGTTTTAATTCTATTTTAAAAGATAAAACAGAAAAAATAATGTTGAGAGATAGATTAATTTGTGACACGGCTGTTGCTGGTCAAATACAATATAAAAATCTTAAAAAAGAAAAAGTACCTTATACAAGATGTGAAGCTGTAGATGAAGGTTGGATCTGGTCTATTCCTGTTGCTTCACGTATTGGTTCTGGTTTTATATTCAATCGACAGATAACAGACATAGAAGACGCAAAAGATTTTTTTGTAAAACATTGGGACAATAGAATTAAAAAAGAAGATTTAAAAACAATAGATTGGACACCTTACTACGATAAAAAAATATGGAATAAGAATGTTGTGTCTGTTGGATTGTCGGCAGGTTTTATTGAACCATTAGAAAGCACAGGATTAATGTTAGCCATGGAGGGTGTATATTCTTTGTGTAAAAGAATTTATAAATACTCTTTTAATGAGAACGATCAAAACTATTACAATCAACATATGAAAATGTTTTATGAAAATAGTATTGATTTTTGTAGCATGCATTATTTAGTTTCTAAAAGAAAAGGTATATTTTGGGAGAAAGGTAGACAATTAAAACCCTCTGGAAGATTTAATCTGTTTAAAAAAGATACACTTAACAAAAACTACAATGAATTAAATGAAACAGGTTTGTTTAATGATACAGATTGTTTTGTTTCTAGTAGTTGGTTTTGTTGGTTAAAACAAACATTATGATAATTCAACCTATCTTTAGTACATTTTTTTGTAAAACAAAATTAGATGTGGATCATCCTGCTATCTTAGAAGAACTAGAAAATGTTAAATACAGATCTGTAGAAGATGCAACACAAACTTACATGTCAAAGAGTATAAAATTATTAGATACTTTGAAAAAAGGAAAACAATTTAAAATAGCTATAAATAATATTATGTTTGAAACAATTAATGAACTTGGGTACAATATTAAACATCAACTAGTTAATTCTTGGTCAACTAAAACACCACCGAATACTGAAGGAGAATACCATGTACATAATAATTTTTGGTTATCAGCTGTCTATTACCCCCACGGAAACCCTTTAGATAATTATGAAATACAGTTTAAATCAAACTTCTCTCATTTTGACATACCTGTAAATAATTATAATACTATTAACTCTAGCACTTGGAAATTAAATGTAGAGAAAGGAGATTTAATTATTTTCCCTGCATTACTTCAACATAAAATTAAAAAAAATATTTCTGCAAGATCTAGATATTCTATTGCAATGAATTTTCTGCCTTTAGGAAAAATAGGTAGTAGTGATGGCTATATGGAGTATAAAAAATTATGAAACAAGTAAAATTTTCAAAGCATACCTTTATGGTTGGAGCCTACATAGATCTAAAACTATGTGATAGGATAATTGAATATCATAAAGCATTTAGACACAGATCCTATCAGGGAACTGTGGGTCCAGTAACTGGTGGATTTGTTGATAAAAACATTAAAGAAAGTTTAGATCTTCATTTAAATAAAAACTTACCTTTGTTCAGTGAATATAATAAAGAGCTAGGAAAAATAATGAATTTATATGAAAAAAAATATAAATTTATAAAAAACTTAGAAAGAATTAATAATATTCAAGAAAATACAAATATACAATATTACAAACCAAAACAAGGTTTTAAAAAATGGCATGCGGAAAGACAAGGTCGAAACAGTTCAAAAAGACAGTTTGTATTTATGACATATCTTAATGATGTACCTAATGGAGGTACAGATTTTTATTATTATCCAGAATTAAATTTACAAGCTAAAAAAGGTTTAACAATTATTTGGCCTTCCGATTGGACACATACACACCGTGGTGTAGTTTCAAAAACTCATGAAAAATATATTGTTACTGGTTGGTTTTGTTATGCTTAAATATTTTTCCAAGTAGAATCGCTTGAATCCCAATAAGTCGAAGGAGAAGTATCATCTGCATTTACAAACCCTTCCCATCTATTATTAGTTTCATTCCAAGTTATTGCACCATTTGTTCCTTTATCGGGTTTAGCAACAGGGGGTTGCCATACAAAATTAGAATCTAATGTCCAAGAATCAAAAGGTTGAAAAGGATAAATAGTATTTGAATCAACATCATAATTATATCCCGCACATACTCCTTTTTCACAAACGATATAATTTGAAGACGCATCTCCTATTAAATTTTTACAATGATCGATACCTAAATTATAATCTTCGTCTGAAAATCTAGTTACATCAACTACTTTATTATTTTCTATTTTTGCTAAATATTTAGTCATTATTGATATATGTATCTTATTATTACTCTTCCATCTCCGCCTTGACCACCAGTAGCATCACAGCCTCCGCCGCCTCCGCCACCAATTCCGTCTGTTCCGTTTTGACCGCCGCCACCAAGGTTTTGTCCACCTTGGCCTCCTCCACCAGTTCCACCTTGGCCTCTAGTTCCGCCCCAAGCAGATCCACCGCCTCCGCCACCGTATGTGACTGAAGACCCTGTAATACTACTTGCATAACCTTGACCACCTTGACCACCTTGGTTTGAACCACCATTATTTCCTTGGTTTTCAGCTCCACCACCAGAACCTGATCCAGAGTTCATAGAAGCATTATTCCCAGCGTTACCTCTACCAGTACCTCCAGTGTTTGTTTGATCTGAATTACCTGGACTCGTAGCACTCGCTGCACCACCACCAGATCCACCAGTACCTCCAGCTTGATTGGTTCCTGATCCACCGCCTCCTCCTGAAGCAGTTACGGTTGTGTTTCCTGAGAAAACTGAATTATTGCCATCTGCACCCTTACCATTAGACCCATTTCCGTTACCACCTGTTCCGATGTTTACTGCATAATTTCCCGTTGCATTTAAAGTTTGAGTACCATTAATAACCCCTGCAGCTCCTCCGCCGCCACCTTCTGGTCCAGCGTCACCGCCACCACCTCCGCCAGCGACTAATAAATATTCAAAAGTATCGTCTGTACCTAAACTTTGAACATTAAATTGTCCACTATTATTAAAAGTATGAATTTTGTAGTTTCCAGATGTTGTTATAGTTCCACCAGTAGCGGTCGTAAATGTTAAATTTTCCGCTCCTCTAAACACGCCCATAGAAATTTGTCCAGAAGTTGGAATTGGTCCGTTAGGAGCAGGAGCATTAGTAGGAACATTAGCTCCGCCTGCATAATATTCTGAAAGCGATATAGGATTACTTCCTCCAAACTCAGTTTGGATTTCTGACATTTTCAAATTAGTATTAGGAAGTGCCATTATTTAGTCTCCTTAGTCAATTTTTCTACTTTATCTGTTAATACTTTAACTGCCTCAATTAATAAACATGTAAGTCTATCGTATTTAACAGCTTTGATTCCATCTTTTCTTTGAGCAACAGCTTCAGGTAAAACTTTTTCTACCTCTTGAGCTATTACTCCAACATCTTTTTTTCTAACAAAGTAACCATCTTCACCACCTTGTTTTTTAATCCATTCATCTTTCCAATTAAATAACACACCATTTAATTTTTTTAAAGATTCTAAAGGATCTGAAATATTTTTTATATTTTCTTTTAGTGCAACATCAGAAGAGTAAAATGCAGTAATATCATCTGTCGCACGAATTTGTCCAGTAGTTCCAGAGGCAGCTGTACCAACTCCAAAAGAATCAAATTGAACTGCATCTCCTGTGCCAACACCTAATGAAGTTCTTGCAGTAGCACCAGACTCAGCTACAAGATTACTTCCGTCACCTACAATAAAGTTACCATCAGTATTTGCTACATCAGCTAAATCTTGTAAATTTTGCGTATTATTTATTACTTCAACAATATTAGTTCCATCAGAATATAATATTGCTGTAGTTTTTTCAGTTGTTCCAAAAGTAAAACCTGTTCCAGAAGTAGTTTTAACAGTTACTGTGTGAGCACCTGTAGTAGCATTCTGTATTATGTAGGTTTTTTCAATTGAGTCCGGAATGGTAACATTAACATTTCCTGTGATAGTTCCAGTTAATTTTAAAACTTGATTCTTACCATTAGATAATACACCATTTGAAAAAACTAAAGTTGAACCCGTGGTTGCATTTAAAGCAACTGCATCATATCCGCCAATTGCTTGTTCTAAAATTAATAAATTTGTGTTTGTAAATTGACCCCAAGTTCCTGAGTTTTCTCCAGTTTGTTGAACAGTTAATTTTAAATTTGCCGATGTAGTATTTGCCATATTTTAGATTCCTTAAATTATTGTATATTATTCAATTTATGCAGCAGTGTCAACTTCTGTCCATGGTTGGATAGTTCCTGTATTTACTTCTGTCCATACAATGTTTTTAACAGTTCCTGTAGCTATTGTCATAGCAATTCCAGTCACTTCTGCACTTGCATCATCTGCTGTTGCTTGACCTTCCTGCATTTCTAATTCTTGACCAGTTACGTCTACATCAACACCTACTATTAAAGAAGCAGTTCCAAGATTTGCAGTTAAAGCATTTCCAGTTAAATCAACATTTGCATCTCCAATGACAGTTGGAGCATTTTCTTGCATAGTCAATTCTTGTCCAGTAACTGCTATATCTGCATTAGCAGTTGTTGAAACATTGCCTTCAACAATTGATAATAATTGACCTGTTACATCTACATTAGCATCCGCAGAAACTGTCGGAGCATTTTCTTGCATAGTCAATTCTTGACCAGTGACAGAAACAATTGTTTCTGTAGTTATATCTACACTTCCTTCAGTAGCAGTTAATAATTGTCCTGTTACATCTATGTCAGCGCCCGCTGTTATAGATACACTTCCTAAGTTAGAACTTAAATCTTGTCCAGTGACATCAACTAATGTGTTTGCATCTAATATTGCTGTACCTAATGTTGAAGTTATTGCTTGACCTGTAACAGCAATATCTGCTGTTCCAGTAGTTGTTACAGAATTTAAATTAGCCGATAGAGTTTGGCCTGTTGGAAATGCTACAACTCCAGAGAAGATATCAACAGTACCTTCTGTAGCAGTCATTGCTTGACCAGTTAAAGAAACTACTACATCAATAACAATACCTGGTGATGTTTCTGCTATAGTAAGTTCTTGACCAGTTACTGCAACATTAACGTTCGTTGCACCTGTAGCGGCAAAAGGCGCTTCTGCAAATGTGGTAATACCGAAAGCCATGGTCTAGGCTCCTGTTTTGTTTTCTTTTACTTCTTCTTTAGGTAATTCTTTTCTTAATAAATCAGAATAGTGTTTTTGTAGAACTTCTAAATCAGTGAACTGAATAGTTAATTCATTCTTTTTTATAGCTATGTTTTGAAGCTTGTTTAAAAATACTTTACCTTGATCAGATAATTTTTCACTATCATATTCTTTTTTATCAAAATTAAAAATCATTTTTTAATTTCCTCTATTTCTTTTTTAAGTTCTTTGATAGATTCAATTAATACTGCACAAAGTCTTTCATATCTAACTGCTTTTGTTCCATCTTCTCTCGTTGCTACAAGTTCAGGTAAAACTGCTTCTACGTCTTGTGCAATTACCCCAACTTCTTTTTCATCTTTTAAATGTGCATTTTTTTCTAAAGCTTCTTTTGTCCAGTTATAGTAAACACCATTTAATTTAGAAACTTTGTCTAAAGAGTTATCAATGTTTACAATGTTTTGTTTTAAATTTTTATCAGAAGTTGAAAAAGCAGTAACATCGCCTGTTGCTGTTATAGCACCTGTGACTGCTAAAGTAGATCCATCAAATGTCATGTTCGCTTCTGCGTTCATAGCATCTGTACCAGTTGCAGTTAGAACTCTGTTGTTAGAACCATTTGACATGAAGTCAGATACATCAACTGAAATAGAATCTGCAGCTACATCAATACCTGTACCAGCACCAACATTAAGTGTAACTGAACCTGATGCACCACCACCTGTTAAACCACTACCAGCAGTGACCCCTGTAATATCTCCAGTGTTAGATGTATAACCTGCATCGTTATTAAAACCTGAAATATTAATATTACCTTTAGTTAATTTTCTTTGAGCATTTACACTATCTACAACAACAAAGAAATCTCCATCTCCGTCTGTAGTTGAAGTAGCTAATTCTGATAAGTCTACGTTGACTGCATCTGCAGTTACATCAATTAAAGTTCCAGCCCCAACTGCTAATGATCCAGAAGTTGTAACCGTTCCTGTTAATCCATTACCACCTGATACAGAAGTAACTGTACCTGTATTTGTAGTGAATCCACTATCGTTATTAAATCCTGATATATTAATATTACCTTTTGTAAGTTTCTTTTGTGCGTTAACTGAATCAACAACACAGAAGAAATCTCCATCTGCATCTGAAGTAGAAGTTGTTAATTCTGATAAATCTACGTTTAATGTAACATCTCCAGAAGTTCCACCTCCGTCTAATAAAGTTCCAGCAGTTACACCCGTAATATCACCAACGTTAATAGAACCACCTAACGATGTAGATGTTCCATTGATTGTGATTGCACTATTAGCTAATGCTGAATTTGGAATAGCACTTAATCTTGCATTAGGAACTGTTCCTGAGTCTAAATTTGAAGCATTTAAAGAAGAGCCATCAATAAATCCACTGTCATTATTAAATCCTGAAATATTAATATTTCCTTTTGTAAGTTTTTTCTGTGCATTTGCTGCATCAACAACAGCAAAGAAATCTCCATCAGCGTCTGATGTAGATGTAGTTAATTCTGAAAGATCAACATCTATTTGATCTGCTTGAACATCTATTAAGTTTCCGGCTCCAACATTTAATGTAACATCACCTGAAGTTCCCCCACCTGTTAAACCAGAGCCAGCTGTAACACCTGTAATATCTCCAGTAGTTGGAGTTTGATATTCTAATGCTGTTCCAGCTCCATTAACGGCAAGAACTTGGTTTGCAGTTCCAATTGAAGTTAAACCTGTACCACCTTTTGTTGTTGGTACTGTTGGTAATCTGTCTGATGATAAAGTTCCTGAAGCAACGTTTGAAGCATTTAAATCTGTTAAAGCGCTTCCGTTTAATGCAGGAAGTGTTGCAGGGAATCTTGCATCTGGAACAGTTCCAGAAGTTAATTGTGTTGCATTAAGTGCTGTTAAATTGGAACCATCTGCTGCTGGTAATGTAGCAGGAAACCTTGCATCAGGCACCGTACCTGAAGCTAAATTATCTGCATTTAAATTTGTTAAGTTACTTCCATTGTTTGCAACAATGTTTCCACTTGAATCTAGTATGACTGCTTTGGATGCAGGAAGGGTACAGAAAACATCTTTAGTTCCGGCAGCAAAGTTTACTGCAGCGTCACCATTAGATGATGATAATATAGTATCTCTTGATAACGTATCAGGTGCAGCGTCTGTTACAGTACCGATACCAACTTCAAACGCACCATCTTCATTTACAATAGTATAGTACGTTGTATTAGTATTACCAATACCCGCAACAAATGTCTCAAAACCTAATGCCGCTCCCGCTAGAGAAAAAGTACCTGTACCAGTAGTGGTTGAGGTTTCTTTAACCCTGTCATTTACAACCAATGCCATTTAAACCTCCTTATTAACCAGAGATTCTTAATATAGCTGCCGATGTAGTAAATGCTGGAAACTGAACTGTGAAAGTACCTGACGTAGCTGTTTTATCTCCTCCAAAATCTAAAACTGCAACAGCTGCATTAGTAACTGCAGAAGATGTGTTGTAGATTAATGCACCTCTAGCTGTCAACGTTACACCAGTGAATGATAAATCTGCAAAGTCAACGATTGCAACACCTGATGCAATTGAAGTATTTTGACCTGTTAGATCTCCACCACCAGCTGAGTAAGTACCGCTGTTAGAAACTTCATTAGTTGCTGTGTAAGCAGTAGTCGCTGAGTTTAGAGTTGCTGAAGAAGTATAAAGAGCTAGTTTAAACTTGTCACCACCTGATGCAAAGTTTTGATCACCTTCAAGTAATTGTTTTTTAAACGCATTTGCAATCGCTTGTGTTATAGCCATAGTTTATCTCCTTATTTTCCTCCGACTCGAGGAACACCTGATTGATATTCATCTCGTCTTCGTCTTCCCATTTGTTCAATTGAGAAGCCTTCTACCACTTGTTTATACTTTCCTTCATATAATTGCAAGAGATCATTTGGCCCCTTTAGGAAGCTATAAGCTTCTACTAAGCATGCATACAAAAGTCCGTTGGGAAAATACTTACTAATGTATGTTGATGTATTTGTACTCGATAAACCTGGATCTTTCAAGATATAATTTAGTTGAATTTCATAAGTGGCATCAGGTGTAGGAGCAATAACAATGGTATCTTTATCCCACATACCATAGTATTTTGGAACTCCAGTGGCTCCAGTTGGATTAAATTCAGAAATAAAGTTAGTATCTCTGTATTCTAAAAACTCTCTATTATCTGGTTGAGCACTACCA